GCCGCGCGTATGCGTTCGGCATCGATAAAGACCAACTCACCGACGACCACGTCGAGCTGCTCGAAAACGCCCGTGAGCATCTCACCCGCGCCATCGAGCTGGACGACAAGTGCGGTGGCAAAAAAGATCTCGAAGGCGTCGCCCGCCTTCTCAAAAAACACGCCGATAACCCCGGCTAACCGAGCGTTCCCCACGCACCGGCGGCTCGGGGCTGATCAGCGGTTTACTCCTTTCCAGCTGTGACGCCCCGACCACCGCCGACTATTAGAGGTAATCATGAGCGGATTCGTCGGCCAGGCAGCAACCGAGCCCTTCATCCTCAGCAACGACGGCTTCTTTCCAGAGATAGACGCCAACGCGTTGCGCGCCGGCATACGCCTAGCCGGCGACGTCTCAGACGCCCGCCTTGAAGGCAGCATCATCAGCGCCATGATCACCACCAACCGCGAGCTCAAAGCACGCAAAGCCATCTGGCAAGCCGCTGGCCATGCATCCTTGGCAGAAGCGGACCCAACAGACATCGGCGGCAAAAACGCACTGGAGGTCACCTACACCAGAGCAGTACAAGCCCTGGTCGGTGCCGAACATGCAGAACGCTATCGTGGCTACGACGCCACCAACAGCGGAGCCAGCCAAAGCGACGAGATCCTGCCCACCGCAGACGACTACCGCCGCGACCACCGTCACGCCCTGCGCGATCTGCTCGGCACCGGCCACGCCACCATAGAGCTCATCTAATGGAAACGGCCCGCGCAGTCCAGGGCGACACCGTAGACGCCATCGCCTGGCGCTATTACGGCCGCACCGCAGGCATCGTAGAGCAGATCCTGCAGGCCAACCCCGGCTTGGCAGACCAAGGCCCTATTTTGGCCAACGGCACACTAGTCACCCTGCCAACCGCACCCGCCACACCCCAAAACACCCAAGCGCTCAACCTCTGGGATTAACAAGGACGTCACATGGCCGACCCCACCACCAGCACCGTCATCGTCACCGCAGCCGCCGGCGTTGGCCTGTCCGCCATCGCCCCGCAGCTTGATGGCAACGCCCTGTTTGGCGCCATCATCGGCGCCGCCCTTATCGCCGTAAATCAGCGCGACATGAAAGCCTGGCAGCGCCTACTCGGCCTGCTGGTCTCTATCGGCGCCGGCTACGTGTGCGCCGCCGAGATCGTCACCCAAACACTCATCACCCGTACCGCACCGGCCGCATTCATTGGCGCCGTATTGGTAGTACCGGTCGCACTCAAAACGCTTGAAGTCATCGACAAAACCGACTTCGCCAGCCTCGTCCCCAGCTGGCTCAAAAGGGGCAAGGGAGAATGACCATGCTCAGCACCCTGTTCGCCACGCTCATCGCCCTCACCCACCTAGCCACCGCACTGCGCCTGGTGTGCTTTCGCCGGCGCGGCGCACGCATCCGGCGCGGCATTGCCGTGCTAGCCGCGCTGCTCATCGGCACCCTGCTCTGCAACGCCGTAGACATCGTCGTATTTCAGCAGCCCGTCACCCTCTGGCAAGGCGCACTCGCCATCCTGCTGCTGATCCTCGTGTACCGCTCACGCGGCAACCTTGCCGCCCTGATGAGGCCAACACCATGACCACAACCCTAAGCCACGGCGCCACCGGCCTAGCCGTCAGCCGCTTGCAAAAGCAGCTCAAGCAACACGGCGCAACCCTACTGATCGATGGCGACTATGGCGACGCCACCGAACGCGCAGTGCGCAGCTACCAGCAGCAGGTTGGCTTGGTAGCTGATGGCATAGCTGGCCCCAAAACCCAACACGCACTGGCCGGCGGCGACTGCGCCCTGCTACTGCAAAACAGCACCCTGCAGGCAGCAGCGCACCGCCTTGGCCTGGAGCTGGCCACCGTCTATGCCGTCAATGAAGTAGAGAGCAGCGGCTCAGGCTTTCTGGCTAACGGCAAGCCCAAAATCCTGTTTGAGCGCCACATCATGTATCAGCGCCTGAGCCTCATGCGCACAGATGAAGACGACGCCACCCTGCTCAAAGCCCACGCCGATCAGCTCGCCGAGCTATACCCCAACCTGGTCAACACCAAGCCCGGCGGATACGCCGGCGGCACCGCCGAGCACCAGCGCCTGGCGCAAGCCAAAATGATTGACGCCATCGCCGCGCAGGAGTCCGCCAGCTGGGGCGCCCTCCAAATCATGGGCTACCACGCGGAGCGGCTCGGTTACGCCAGCGTGAGCGACTTCACCCAGCGCATGGCACAGGATGAAAACCAGCAGTTTGAAGCCTTCATCCGCTTCATCGAGGCAGATCCCGCCCTGCACAAAGCACTCAAAGCCAAGCGCTGGACCGAATTCGCCCGCCGCTACAACGGCCCCGCCTACGCCCGCAACCTCTACGACGTAAAACTGCAGCGCGCCTATCAGCGCCACGCCGCATGCGCGTGCGGAGCCAAACCAAAGAGTGATGCAGCATGAATAAAATTGACCTCGCCCAGATCCGGCAACTCAACATCCAGCCCAACGCGGTGCTGCTGGTCCCCGGCGGTACCGACGTTGAAATCCTGCAGGAGTTGTCCGCAGCTCTGCGCAAAGTCCAGCCAAAGGGCAACGTCCTGCTCATCAACGGTATGGACTTGCAGCAGCTTAGCGACGCAGACATGAACGCCGCCGGCTGGTATCGCAAGTGACCACCCTGCGCCAAAGCCTCTATGGCCTGGCCCTTATCGTCGCCCTGGCCGGGCTGGTCTGGATCCAGCAGCAACGGGTACAGATCGCCCAGGGCCAAACCAAGCTCGCCACCGAGCGCGCCCTACAGGCCGAGCAGCAAAGCCGCACCCGTCAGCAAACCATCGACCAGCTCACCAACGCGCTGGCCGCCGAGCGCACCAGCCAAAAGCAGCTGCAGGCCCAACAATCCAGCATCCGCCAGCAGCTGCGTACCCGCCAACAACAGATCGAGGCCCTAACCCGTGAAAACGAAGAACTACGCCAATGGGCTACTACTGAGCTGCCTGCTACTGCTCGCAGCGTGCGAGACCGTCCCGCCATCACCGGCGCCGCAAACTATCAGGCTTGGTTGTCCCGCCGTAACGCCCTGCACCCTCTCGGCAACGCAACCCCAGAGCAACGGCAACCTGCTGACTGACACAGACGTCATCGAGGCCGACTGGGCCGAATGCGCCGCCAAGGTCGATATGGTTTACCAGTACCAGGAGCAACACCATGTACAAACCCAGCAGCCTCAAACAGCACCTGATCAATAGCGTCACCGAGCTGCGCCCATCGCCCGATCGCGTGCTGGTATTCATGGATGATGGCAACGTGGTCTGCTCCAGCGCCCCCGGCCTGTCGTTTGAATATCGCTACACCCTCAAACTCATCATCACCGACTTTGCCGGCGACCCCGATGCCGTGTTTATTCCCCTGCTCGCTTGGATCGGAGAGCACCAGCGCGAGCTGCTCGACAACCACGACCAACGCCAAACCGCCATCGGCTTTGATGCCGAAGTACTCGCCAACGACCTGGTAGACATCGAGATCAGCTTGCCCCTAACCGAGCGCGTCATCGTCAAACGGCAAGATAACGGCACCCTCAACATCACCCACCCAACAGAGCCGCAGCTAGACGCGCCCCTGCCCGCCGGCACCTATCAACTAATCGACGCCAACGGCAACACCGCCGCCGAGTGGCAAAGCGGCGAGCCTCTTGAGGCCTACGGAACACCAGCTAGTGAGTGACGATCTGCAAGCGCTAGAAGATTGGGCCGGTGCCCTGCTTAACCGCATGGAGCCAAAAGAGCGGCGCACACTCACCCAACGCCTCGCCCGCGAGCTACGCCGCAGCCAGCAGCAACGCATCAAGGCCCAGCAAAACCCCGATGGCACCACCTACGCGCCACGCAAAAAACAGCTACGCAGCAAAGCGGGCCGCATCCGCCAGCGTAAAATGTTCACCGGCCTCAGCAAGGCCAAATACCTCAAAGCCAGCAGCAACGCCAACGGTCTCAGCGTCGGCTTTGTTGGCCGCACCGCCTGGATCGCCCGTGTGCATCAGCGCGGCCTGCGCGACAGCGCCGCCAAAGGTGGCCCCAAGATCGACTACACCCAACGTCAACTGCTCGGCCTCACCAAAGCAGACCTAGACCTAATCCGCGACGGCCTGCTCAATCACCTCGGCAGCGTGTAACGCCCCCCGCCTAACCGGCAACCGGCTGCACCGCGCGCGCGGGTAAGCAACCATCACCGGCATGAACCCAATCGCCGAACTACGCCGCCGCCTAGACAACCTGATCCGCCTCGGTACCGTATACGCCGTGGATCCGGCCAAGGTCCGTTGCCGCGTTAAATCCGGCGAGCTGCTCACCGATTGGTTGCCGTACTTTGTGCGCCGCGCAGGATCCCGCCGCGACTCAGACCACCCAACGCTCAACGAGCAAGCCGCCGTATTCAGCCCCAGCGGCGAGCTGGGCGCAGGCTTTGTGCTGATTGGCCTCAACTCAGACGCATTCCCCAGCCCCAACGCCAACCCCAACCTGCACAGCAGCCACTTTGCCGATGGCACCTGGTTTGGCTATGACCAGGGAGAGCACCGCATGCGCTTTGTGAACGGCCCAACCGAGATCAGCGCAGACCGCACCGCCATCAGCCTGGTGAGTAACGGCAGCTCAGTAGTGATCAATGAGGCCGGTATTTTCTTTAACGGCACACGGGTAGCTCACGGCGGCGTCAATATTGGCAACACCCACACACACCCCATCACAGGCGGTAGCTCAGCCCCAGGCCCAACAGGTGGTCCGCAATGAAAGGCATGAGCACATCAGGCAAAGCCATCAGCGGCCTGGATCACCTGCGCCAATCCATAGCCGACATTCTCACCACCCCGATTGGCACCCGCGTCATGCGCCGCGACTACGGCAGCCTGCTGCCCAGCCTGATCGATCAACCGCAAAACAACGCCACCTCCGTGCGCCTATACAGCGCCATTACCTCAGCGCTCATGCGCTGGGAGCCGCGCATCAGGCTCAGCCGCGTCAGCATCGAGCACACCGCCGCAGGCAAAAGCACACTCACGCTTGAGGGTGAAAACATCGAGTCGGGTGAACAAACAGTGCTGCAGGTACCGCTGCAGTTAGGGGCCGCCACATGAGCGAATTCACTGGCGTAGATCTATCGCAACTACCACCGCCCAACGTCATCGAGCCGCTCGACTTCGAGGTCATTTTTGCCCGCAAGCTGGCACGGCTCATCGAGCTGGATCCAACCTTCGACGCCCTGG